CTGTTACAGCAGTATTCCTACAGACAAAGGGAACAGCAGTATCTGCTACAAACCCTCTCTACACAGTTTCATTGCTAGTCAATAACACAACGGACATCAACGGTGCTGTTGGCGATATTGGCACACAATCAATCACATTTACTGCTAACTCAACAGTTGCAGTAGCCACAACAGGTACTTTCTAAACAACTAAACAAAGGGGCACAGCATGGCAAAGTTAAAAGTAACAAGGGCAGATGGATCAGTTGGGGAATACCCAATTACTCCATTGGTGCAGTATGGTTTTGAAATGTACGCCAAAAAGGGCTTTCACAAGGCGTTCATCGAAGACCAGAAGCAGAGCGATATCTTTTGGCTAGCGTGGGAATGTATCCGCCGTTCGGGTGAAACTGTTAAGCCATTTGGAGAATCGTTCATTGAAACATTGACTTCGGTTGAAGTTCTCGATGACGACCCTTTGGCTTAGGGCGCGACTCGATCACCTATCTGATAGCAAAATTGTCTGTCAGACTCGGGATCGCGCCACAACAATTATTAGAACTAGATGAAGTAATGCTAAGGAACCTAATCAAGGTTCTACAGGAAGATGCGAAGGAGATAGCCAATGCCAGCCGTAGAGCTAAGAGGTAACTCTGATCTACGCAAAGCATTGCGCCGATTTGCACCAGATTTAGACAAAGAATTGAAAGTAGAACTTCGCAAAGCATTATCTCCTGTGGTTCGCAAAGCTCGTGGCTATGTTGAAAGCAATGCCATGACTAATTGGAATGCTGCTTCATCAGAAACTGCAAAGTTTCCTAAATACAATTCATCGTTGATTAGTAAGGGAATTGGATTTTCGACAGGGGTTACAAAGAGAAACAAAAACGGATTTAGCAGCATGGCTAAGATTTACAACAGAACTGCTGCTGGTGCTATCTATGAACAGGCTGGTGTTAAGAACCCACAAGGACAACCTTGGGTTGGTCCTAAAGGTCCAGCAGGATCAAAGTATTCTCATTCAAATAACCCTAACGCTGGTCAGCAGTTTATTAACAATCTCCCACCTATTGTGTCCAGCCTAAAAGGTCGTGGTCGTTTAATCTATCGCGCTTGGGCTGAATCTAAGGGAGTTGCAGAAGGCGCAGCAATGAAAGCTATTGATAAAGCAACAACTGCATTCATGACACGCAGTAAGTCCACAACATTTAGGAAGGCAGCCTAATGGCATTACCAGAGATTCTCATAGGTTCTAAATTAGATGCCAAAGGCTTTAAGCAGGCTGAAACTGCCCTCAATAAACTTACTAAAACTGTCCGTAAATTTGCAGCTACCTTTGGCGTAGCCTTTGGTGCAACTGCTTTAGTCAATTACAGCAAGCAAGCGGTCAAGGCTTTTGCACAGGATGAGAACGCAGCTCGTTCTCTCGGCATGACTTTGAAGAATCTAAATCTTGATTATCTTGGTGCTTCTGAGTCAGTCAATCAATACATTTCAAGATTGGAAAAGCAGACAGGCGTTCTAGACGATGAACTTCGTCCGGCTATGGATCGTCTGCTTCGAGCCACCTCATCATTAACTGAATCACAGAAACTTCTTAACCTTGCATTAGATATTTCAGCAGGTACAGGCAAAGACCTCACAACCGTATCTCAGGCTCTACAGAAGGCTTATTTAGGCAACAATGCTTCACTTGGGCGTTTAGGTGTTGGCTTATCTAAAGCAGAACTGACAACTAGTTCATTTTTAGACATTCAGACTCGTTTAACAGAACTCTTTGCTGGTCAAGCCCAGTCAGCAGCTGATGGCTATTTGGGTTCATTAAACAAACTGACTATTGCATCCAACAATGCTAAAGAGATTATTGGCAAAGACCTTCTTGATGCTATGCAACTTATTGCAGGCAATGATGGCATTGGTGGAGCAACAACAGCAATGGAAGGCTTTGCTACTCAGATTGGTAATGTCATTACGGGCATTTCTGTTCTTGCAGTAAAACTCAAGTCAATACCTGGCATAGCATTTCTTAGCGACTTTATTAGCGCAGGGGCTCAATTCTCAGGTATTGGAGCATTAGCCAAACTTGGTTCTAATCGCAAAACATCCTTAGCAGGCACTCCAGCCCAATCGCCTGGACAACGCAAAGCCATTGATAAAGCCAACGCCGATGCGTTTAGACTGCAAAAGACTAAAAACAGCCTTGCAACTATAGACAATGCAAATACTGCTAGAAAACTTACTCTCACAGCAGATCAAATAGCTCTTCAAGAACTAGAGAAAAAGTTTGATGTAGATAGAGTCAATCTTTATGCAGCATTGAATGAATCTGCCGATGGTGAAATTAAGATGCGTCTGTTATCCAAGATTGCCATCTATGATCAGAATGCAGCACTTGCTGGAATGATTAAAAAAGCCGATGAAGCTAAGGATGCTTTTGGAGCTTTAATTGAAGCCATCCGAGCATCTATTAGATCAATGCTTGATAAAGTTGCAGCAGAAGTTGCTCAGTTAAACAAACTAACTACTACTGGAGCAAATACTCCAATCGAAGAACAAAGAGCTGTTATTCGTGAAAAACTCAATTTGGCAATGCCAGACATCTCAGCTTTGCAAAATAACCTTAGATTAAACGGCGCCTCAATAAATACAGCAGGCAACGGTTCACCGACCTACATTATTAACGCATCAGGCATAGGCGATCAACAAATTGCATCAGTCGTTCAGGGAGCAATCCAAGACCTCAACAGATATGGAAACTCAACCACTTACGCTGGAGCAATCTAGTGCCAGTACCAGTAGTCAATGCTGTAATTAACTTTTCAACCGGACCGTCATTTGCACAAGCAATGATTTTAGATACTGGTCTTTTGGATGTAAATGTTTTATCAGATAGCTCAGCGGTTATTGTCGATGTGTCTAACCAAGTTGATTCAATTCAGACCAGCAGAGGGCGTAACGCACAAGCTGACCAATTCCAAACAGGTCAGTTAAGCCTTCGCATTGTAGATCAGAACGGTGATTTTAACCCACAGAATCCAAGTAGCCCGTATGCAGGGCTTCTTAATCCAATGCGCAAGGTTCAGATAACCGCAACCTACTCTGGAGTAACTTATCCAATTTTTGCAGGATTTATCACAGGCTATTCGACCACGACACCAAAGTTCACAGGCGATGTTGTTTATACAACTATCACAGCCGTAGATGCTTTTAGACTTGCCCAAAATGCTCAGATTTCGACTATAACAGGAGCTACTGCTGGTCAGCCTTCTGGTACTCGCATCAATAAGATTCTTGACCAAATTGGCTGGCCTGCATCCATGCGCGATATTGACACAGGGCTAACCACTATGCAGGTTGATCCTGGTACGCCTAGAACAGCCCTAGAAGCCATGCAGACAGTCGAACTCAGCGAGTACGGTTCTTTATATGTGAACGCTTCTGGCGAGTTCGTATTCCAAGATAGAGCCTTTACAACTAGTAGCGTAAATGCCACTCCAGTTGTCTTTAACGATGATGGCACAGGAATCGAATACTTTAACGCTATCTGGCTTCTCAATGATGTGCTTATTTACAACTCAGCGCAAATTACTCGCGCAGGCGGTACTACTCAAAATGCCATTAATCAACCTTCAATTGACAAATATTTTGTTCATTCTTACAACCAACAGAACCTGCTCATGCAAACCGATGCCGTTGCCCTTGACTATGCTCGGGCTTATGTGGCATCTAGAGCTGAAACCACAACCCGATGCGATGCAATTACCCTTGACCTTTACACAAATAATTACAATGCAGGCATTATTGCCGCACTTGACCTAGAGTTCTTTGATCCAGTAACTATCACTACAACCCAGCCTGGTTCATCGACTCTTACAAAGACATTGCAGGTCTTTGGGGTTGCTCACAGCATTACCCCTAATTCTTGGAAAACTCAGTTCACCACACTTGAACCCATCATTGATGGGTTCATTCTAGACTCAACCCTATACGGTATCCTAGATACCTCAGTATTGGCTTACTAAGGAGCAAACATGGCAGCAGGACTCGGATTTAAGACTTTTGTAACAGGTGAGGTGCTAACCGCCGCCGATACAAATGGCTATCTCATGCAGGGCGTGAATGTATTTGCCAACGCAGCTGCTAGAACTGCTGCAATTACATCGCCACAAGAAGGACAAATGTCTTTTCTAAAAGACACAAACTCAACTGAATACTACGATGGAGCAGCCTGGACTCCGGTTGCAGGTGCAAGCGGTGGTATGACTTTACTATCCACAACATCTTGTAGTGGTGCAACAACGACAGTTTCAGGAATTTCAGGAACTTACACGAATTTGCAAGTTGTTGTGGAAGGCGTAACAAACGCAACAGCTGATGGTGAATTTAGAGTTGCAATCAATTCTTCAACTGGGTCAATCCAGTCAGGAACTATGGGCTATAAACATGGAGTTGGAACATTTACAGTTAATGGAACTTCATCAGGTTATTTAACCTTAACAAATAGCACTCCCGACAGGTCTAGTAGCAAAAATGTTTATTCTTTTACAATTTATCGTTACGCAACAGCTGATGCCAATAAAATGATTGCTCACAATGCAACATGGACTGATACTGACCCTATGTTCTTTTTGGGAACTTCTGATTTTTATTCAACTAGTGCAATAACTTCATTGCAATTTTCCAATTCAGGTGGAAACTTAAGTGGTGGAACTATCTATGTATATGGAGTAAAATGATGATAAAGCCTACAATTCGCATTCATGATATAGCAACAAATGAACTTGTCGATCGCGAAATGACTGATATTGAATTTGAAGAATATCAGGCAATGCAAGCTGAGTCGGCTGAAAAATTAGCTGCGGCTGAACGCAAAGCTAATGAAAAAGCTATTTTATTAAATAGACTTGGTTTAACCGAAGATGAACTAAAAACTATCCTAGGATAATGAAACCAATTCTGTGCAAGGCAGGTCAGCAACTTCGTGAGCAGATTGACGATGCGTTCCCAGACCGTGACCGCAAAAGCGATGGCTGGATAGGCGATGCCGCACACTCCAATCGTAAGAGTGACCACAATCCCGATCCGTCTAACGGAATCGTCAGGGCTATTGATGTGGATAAGGACTTCGACTCACGCCCCAGCACAGGTGCTT